AACCGAATCGAGCGTCCCGATGGACGCCGATCCCGTTTCCCGTATCCGCCTCACCTTGAATACATCCATACTGAACTTGTGGTTGTCTATGTAGATGGGTTCTTCAGTGCCTCCGTGACTTCCTTCATAAAAGCGGGGTTTGAACAAATCTGGGGCCTCTGCTTGCGAACGGCAGACAACAGGGTGGCAAAGTCCAATCCGAAGTTCTTACACATGTAGTACAGCAGCAGAAAGGCTGAACGATTGATACCTGCCTGGCAGTGAACAAACACAATGGCGTTCGGGGCACGCAGGAACGCACGCATGGCCGCTTCGAACTGTGGATACCAGTCGAGAATCTTGACCTGCACAGAGTCGTAGGCGTCCAGCTGAGCGTACCGGCTCGGATACAGACGGCGGAACCACGCAGGCGAGTCGTCAGAGAAGGCGCAATTGATGACATGTGTCACCCGATGCGTATTCACGAAAAACGGGGTCAGTGACGCACCCGCACCCAAGCAAATGTTGGGATACACCCACGCAGGGGTGTCACTCATTCCTTATGAAGTGTTGCGTGTCTTAAATCCCCAAACTACCGAGAAACACGGAGAGCAGGTGGGCAATCACCACGGCGGCGGCGCCCAGGACGCCCGCACCCTGCCACGACACCACGCCGCCACTCGTGTACATGGCTGGCAGGTACTGGAGGAGCATGTTGCGAGGCGTCGACATGGAAACAATCGCCGCGGCGACAAAGAAGCAGAAATACAGCTTGAGGTTGCGGAACATGAATCCCATGGCTGGCAGCGACGGCTTGAAGGACGGCACCATCGAGCCCTGTGTCGTCTGCTCGGTGGACGGCATCGGGATCAGAGGCGGCGCCGACTGGTTGCCCTGCGGAGAGGGGAGCAAGGCGTCCAAAGAGGTGGAGTCACTGTCCATTGTTTATACTCAAGGCATCTTTTCGCATGTCGCATCTTCCACGCGGTAGCGATAGCACTTTCCGTCGATTCGATTCGTCTTGGTCTTGATGTCGTCCAGTGGCAAGGCAAGTGTGTGCTGTGTCGTGAAGTCGCGATGAAACAGCAGCGCGGCTAACCCGAGACCAATGATGAACGAAAAGAAGGGCCGAGCACGATCGATTGCGGCAGTGATGTTGAGCACCATTACTTCTTAAGAGAGGCAAGAAGGTTGAAGGAATCTGTCTCGGATGTGCATGGAACCTCCGTGGCTTCCACACGGACACACCCTGTATCCGTGTGATAGACCATCTGTCCGTCGGCGGGATCGGGAACCTTGGACACTGTGCGCTTGGGAGGAATGACAATCGTGGACAACAGCAACCCAAAGGTCACGCCTGCGACGAACCATATGCCGTCGATCATTATGGTTTAGGCGCGAAAAACCTATCCCTCAACCCAGAGAACCCTTCGGAAAAGTTGATCGACCCCTTTCCTGTTCCAGGCACCTGCCCATTCTCTACCATCTCGTTGCCCTTTGGCAGCTGGCTCTCGACAAAGTACCAAAAGGTGAATTGAATGGCAAAGGACCACACGGGGGCCAGGGCGGCGAGGAATGCCATGACATACTTGGTTGGTCCGAACTGACCCACCATACTCGCGGCCGTTGCAAAGATGACTCCATACGCACCGAACCTCTTCTCCGTTACATTACTTGGAGTGAGTCCAGAGATCAGAATGTGGTTCCAGATCTGGTACGCCCAGACAATCATCAAGATCCAAAAGACAATCACGGTCAGCCAAAACTGGAGTGTGCCCGCGGCGAGGGCGGCCTTCCAACTGAGTTCACTGGGCTTCTTCATCAACAGACCCCACGCAGACAGTTTGCCGAGGATGATGATCTGGTCCGCGGTAAAACTCCTTGTGTGGTATCCATCGGGATCAATCCATTGAATCGCCGCGACAGGTGGGCTCACCTGAATGGAGACTGGATCGTCGGGTTCCGTGAGAAGGCCGTCGTCTCGCAGGTCGTTCATGAGTTTCTTGACGGGGTACTCCACATATCCCCCATACCGATTCGCGTTCAGATACTTGATGATGTCGAATGTCTGTTTGCCATATGTGAACTTGGCACTCACAATCCGAAGCCCTGGATCTGGGGGACTCGGAAAGTTGTAGGACGGGGCAGTGGGAATCGTCGGAACCACAAAGGACTGGGAGGTCACGGGTTCATCCTCCTTCGGGGCCGTCCGCACTTGGTACGGATTGACCTTGACAGGCGGCGGTGGGTTACTCATATTGTTAAGAAGCAAACACAAGATTGGCAAGACCGCTCACGACACGCAAGTAGTTGTAGGATTCCACATAGGCACCAACAGTGTAGGTGTACTGAAACACGACAGTCGAGTTTCCACCCGTGGTGGCATTCTGAACGACTGTCACGAGCTGGTCGGGCGTGTACAGTCCAACCAGCGCTGGAGGGATAACCAGCGGATTCGTGCTCAGTGCAGTGGACTTGAGAATGCACACAATGGTTGTCGTTGGAGCATCTGGCTGGTTCGGGGCTGGCAGGGGCTGGAGAAGGGTCAACCGCAACACCGCCTTGTTAATCGTGCTTCCGTTCGCCGCACCCGACGGTTGGTACTCGTTGTTGTCGAGGCCAAAGGAATACATGTAGACGCCTGGAAGCTTGAGAGCGGTTGTTCCAGACGCAAATCGGTAGGTCTCGAGCAGCGAGTAGTAGTCGCCTGGCTTGACCTGCAGACGCTCATTGCCATCAAACAGAATGACTCCATCCACCACACTGTCCCGAGGAAACACTGAGCTCACCTGGTTCTGGCCCGACGCATACAGGCTCGTGGCCACATCCGTTGTGTTCACGGTCCACGGAGCTCGGTCGGGGTTCGGCCAGTTCGTGTAATTGTCCCACATGTTGCTTGCAATGCTGTCTGAACGAGCAACGACCCACGTCACACGAGTGACCAAGTTTCGCATGGGTAGAAGCAAGTCCGTGTTGGGACCGTACTGGCCCTCGGCGCCTACGTAGCTGATTTCCTTGAACATGTAGCTCTGGTCCGCCGTGGCGAATTGGTTCATCTCCATCTCCGTCAGGTAGAAGAAGTTGCACTCCAGGTACGGGTCGGGGAAGAAGGTCGTCACGCCAGGGTTCGTGGGGGCACCATTCGGCAGGGATGGCGTCAGAAACAGGCTCATGGGAAACACATCGGGACGAACGCGCTGGCCATAGGTTGACGACGTGGGAGCCACATCGATCACCGTGTACAGAAACTTCAGAGGACGCAGAGTGACATTAATGTACACCTCCGTATTCTGCATGGACACGAGCGGAAGAGCGGACCCCGCGCTCTCGCAGAACCAAAAGTGAAGGGGGATGATCAACTGCCTGGACCGAATTGACGGTTCGGGAACAGAGCTGCCCGGGAAGATGGTATTACCCGAAATGTCCTGGGCTGGGGTTGCGTACGACACTGCGTGGGGATACTGTCCCTGCCGATCGTAGGCATTCGAAGGGTCATAGAGCTCGGTGACATTTCCTGTCATCTTGTCGACGGTCGAGCGCTTCGTCGCGTCAAAGGTCATGTAGGAATACAGCTTCATCCACTCACCCGACATTGTCTGGATCCGCTGTCCATTCATGGTAAGCTCGATATTGTCGATCAAGTTGTACCCGATATTGCGAATCCACTCGAACTCGTATCCAATGGCGCTGCATCGGCTGTCGTAGCCTGTCGGCGGAGTCGTCACGGGAACCAGCGGAGACCAAATGTCGGGGAGAGTAATCACCAGGTACACATCGTTGAGCAGCTGAGCATACCGATCGATGCGCGCAGACAGCTTGCGAGGCTGAGAAAAGTCAAAGTTGAGATTGGCAGTTCCAAAGTCCACGCGAATATGCTCCATGGCAAAGTTCGTGTGGCGTTTGTATGTGTTGCGAAAGTGGGTCATGGACGGGTTGCCATTCACCAACTCGTTCTGAGCCCCAACCCCCACTAACTGGAGGAGTGCACCAGGCATTTGTAGTTACGGAACATCATTGTTTAATACAGAACACTTCCACTCGACACGCAGCATGAAGATGTGAAGGACTTGCCCAATCCGCTACATGTCTGATTTCCACGACACGCGGCCGAGACAAACTTGTTGTAGACCGTTGCCCGATTGGCCTGAAGAATCGTGTAGTTGTACCCAGACTTGTTCTTCGCCTTGACGGGGGGATCACTTGCATATGTGTTGCCAATGATCTGGCGTTTTACGGACGTCAGGTAATCCTGGGCAGAGTTGACCTGCATACTATTTATACACAGCCGAGAGAATTACATAATGCGCTTTGTTCTCGTGAGCACACACGTCGACCAGACCACTGGGTACTCCAAGGTGGCGTACAATCTCCTTCGTCAGGTGGCGTCGATTGCCCCCAAGGTCAAGACGTTCCACTTTGGGTTCCAGCGTCATCCCGAGCGCAAGAACATCCGCAAGCTTCCAGACTCTGTTACGGGATACGACGCAGCTGCCAACGAGGATCCGCGCGAGGAGGGATTCGGGTTCAACAAGATCAACGAGTACCTGGAGATGGTTCGGCCCGATGTGGTTATGATCTACAATGACCCGCTAATCATCTGCAAGTTCCTCGAGGCAATGAAGTACGACAAGGCGACCTCTCCCTTCAAGCTGTGGCTCTATGTCGACCAGGTGTACACGGGTATCGCCCAGCCGCTGGTGGATGCCATGAACAAGCACGCCACCACGATCTACTGCTTCACTGAGGAGTGGGCCAAGATCTATGCATCCTACGGCGATAGCCCCACCCTCAAGGTCATTGAGCATGGTCTGGATGCATCCGAGTTCACCTGTATGAGCCGAGACCAGCGGATGGCCCTGCGTCGGACGCTCAAGATTCCGACGGACGCAGTGGTCTTCCTGAATGCGAATCGCAACAGCCAGCGGAAGCGTCTTGACACGATGATCATGGGTTTCGCGCACATGCTCACCAAGAAGCCCGATGCGCCCCTGTACCTCATGGTCGTGACTGCCATGAATCCCCAGCAGGGCGCCTTTTATGACCTCCAGCGCATCTACATTAACGAGCTGAAACTTGCGAAGCTGGATGTCGACACATTCAGCAAGCGTCTGATGATCGTGGACACTGCACATCCGAACACTCTGTCGGATAACCAGATCAACGAAATCTATAATGTCACCGACATTGGACTGAACACATCGGACGGCGAGGGCTTCGGTCTCTGCCAGCTCGAGCACTTGTATACGGGCGCCCCGCAGGTGGTCACCACGGTCGGAAGCTACTCCGCCTTCCTGGACCCCACTGTGGCGAACTTCATTCCCGCGTCGGGCCTCCAGTACTTTGCGGGGTCCATGCCGCTGGGCTTCTCGGCACCGACCTTTAGTCGCGAGGACATTGGAGACGCCATGCTGGATGCTGTGGAGAAACTGGACTCTCGCAAGGCGGCGATTCGCTCCTATCCGTTCAAGAGCTGGAGCAAGGTATGCGACGATTGGCTCGAGGACCTTCACCGGGCCTCGTAAGTCGGCTTGCCCTCCAGGACCCAGCGGATCTGAGTGTCGGAGATCTTGCGACCCACGGGAATCAGGCGGTTGTTATCTTCGAATGCCACGCCATCAAAGACCTCCGTTGTCAGTGGATCAATCAGAAACAGGATTCCCTTGATCACCACCTTCTGCAGACGGCGTGTCTTGCGCTCCATGTTGCGGAGGTAGGTGGAATCCAGATCCTCTGACTTGACAGACGGCTTGAAGGCCAGATCCTCGCCTGTGATGGTGCTGTCGAAGCGCATGCAGGAAATCACTGGCTTTTCTTTGGAATGGAGCTTGCGGTGAATTTCGCAGTCCACCGCTGATTGCTTGAGCAGCAGGCCGATCTTTTGGTTGATCTGGTTCTTCTCAAACGCAATCTCGTACAGGTACTCGTCGGCCGACATGAAGGTCTCGACAGGTCCTCCACCCTCGTAGCGTTTCATGGTCGTGTCTGCGCGACGAATCGGAGTAATGTTCGGAAACTCGTTGGACTTGGACTGTTCATCTGTGAAGACAGACACATAGAAGCTAATACGCACTGTCCTCTCCTCTGCGGGGAGCGTTGCGTGGGAGCAAATACGAATGGCGCGTCCGATGACCTGGTCGTGACGAGCAGGTGTCCAGTGAGGCTCGAGAATGTGCACATGGCGGACATTGGCCAACGTGATACCCTCAGCGCCTGAACTGGAGGCCATCAGCAAACACAGAATCTTCTTGCCGCGAGCCTGCACACTCGTCTTCAAGGCCCCGGGAAAGGAGGATTCAAATTTATTGTTGAAGATCTGGCGGGTCAGTTCGCGCTCCTCAGCTGACTCCTTGCCCGTGTACATGGTGTACGCAGGCTTGGCAGGATCCATCTCGCCCTCGGCCCACTGTCCGTTCTGCTTCACGAGCTTGTACGGCTGCCATCCATTGGCTTCCAATATGGCCGAAAAGACGCCAAGACCTTCCAGCTCACGGTACTGGGAGTAGACGAATTGGTTGCGATACTCTGCTTCGCCCACCGACTCCTGGATCAACTTCAAGGCCCGCAAGAACTTCGGGCTCAGAACCTCCAGTGCTTTCATGGACAGGTAGCGCTCGGGGTTGGTCCTGAGCTTCTCGAGAATAGCGGGCTTGTCGACCACCTTGTCCTCGTTCTCGGCCTCCTCGCTCGTGAACTCTGCTCGCAACTCTGCAGGCAGGAGGTAGTTACACGCCAAACGCGATAGAACGCGGTAGCTACCCAGGTTCTCGTCGAGCGACTTCTTTCCCTTGTTGGAGTCCATCTTCAGCTCGGCCCAGCGCTGACCGAGATAGTGCGTGAACTGCTCCTTGGACATCGGAACCTTCTCCAGCATCTTGTCGTCGTCGACACGGCGGGGCAACATACGCTCGTCAGCGCCCTTGAAATATGACACTAAGCCCTGGATGCGCCGCTGGAACAGAAGCGGGTTCTTCACTGACAGTCCGTCGAGAAACATGGACGAGAACTCGGCAAACGGCGAAGGCAGACCTTCGAATTCTTCAAGCGACACCCGCTCCATATCAATCTCCGCACCTGCCAACTCCACTTCCACATTGGTCTTGAATCCATTGATCCAGTCCGCCGCCACGGCCACCCACTTCATGTCGGCCTTGTACTGGACCGCAATGCGATCGCCTTTCTCATTGTACACCGAGCGGAACTGCGGGGGGTTGCGAGTGATCATCACGACCTTCTTGGACGCATTGAACTCGATAGTGTCCAC